CAACCCTGACTTGGGCGCTTTCCAACCTCGACAAGGAAGAAGCGACCGCGACCTACACAGAGTGGATGGCTCAGGAGCTTGCGGCTCCCACGGCGAATATCCAGCTCGAAGGCGATGATGCGACCTTTGGCTCGCTCACCGCGCCGACCCGGTACGGTTCATTCCTGCAGATTTCCAGCAAGACGTTCCTCGTCTCCGATTCGCTGGAGTCGGTCGTCAAAGCAGGTCGCCGGTCCGAGGTTGCACGTGGTGCAATCGTCAAGATGCGCGAGCTGAAGCGCGACATGGAGGCGCGCATCCTCGGGCCAGGCATCAGCACTGCGGGCGGCACCGGCACGGGCCGCTCGACCGCTGGCATGGAAGCGTGGATCGCTGGTCCTACCGTCAGCGGTGACGGCATCACGACCAGCAACGCGATGTTTGCGACCGCGGCGGCGACCACGGGAACCACTCCGCCGACGGCCTCCGGGCGACCGGAAACGGCGATCACGGACCCGACGACGCTCGGCGCGCTCACCCAGACGGTGCTCTCGCAAGCGCTCATGGGGGCGTGGGCGTCGGGTGGCGATGCTTCCGTGATCCTGGTCGGCGCTTCGCAGAAGGCGATCGTTGACAGGTTCGCGGGCGTGGCGACGCGGTTCGTGGACGTGATGGGCGCGAATGAGGCGTCGATCATCGGTGCTGCAAACGTGTTCGTCTCGGACTACGGCAAGCACTCGGTGCAGTTGTCGCGGTACATGCGCTCGAGCGTTGTGCTGTGTCTGGACCCGAACTTCTGGGCGGTGCGGTATCTGCGTAAGCCGCTCAAGCGGGAACTCGCTCGAACGGGCGACGGCAAGAAGTACCAGATGATCACCGAGTGGGCGCTGGTGGCTCGCAACTGGAGATCAAACGCAAAGGTCGTCGGCTGCGCGTGATCGCTAGCTGATCTTCAGGGCGGCGGGAGCAATCTCGCCGCCCTTTTTATTGGAGGCCATGTGCCAGAATTTCTTGAATATGATCCGTTTACCGGGCTCCGTACCGACTTCTCGTTCAACGAGGAAAGCGGCGACGCGACCATCCATTACACCTCCGACGTGCAAGCGGTGGTCGATCATACCCGCGCACTCGCGAACGACGGCGCGACCGATGGCGGCATCAAGCGCGGCTGGTGGCTGTACGCCAAGATTCCGCCAGTCGTGCAGCTACAGATGCGCGCGAAGGGCATCAACATCCACGACCGCGATTCGACCAATCGCATGATCGCCGAGATCAATGCGAACTATCCGCACCTGAAATGCACCCAGAAGGTAGATCAGGGCAAGAAGCTGATTCAGGTACACGACCTTGGCGCAAAGTCCTAACGCCCTGCAGCGCGCGGTCGCGCTGTGGGAGAAGGGCGAGATTGACGCGGCGTGGAAGATCGTCGCGCCCTTGCTCTGCACAAATCCGCACGACCCGTATGCGCTCGGGGTCGGCGGGCATATCTACGAGAAGGCCGGCAACCTGCCGGTGGCGTATCAGATGTATCGCTCGGCGACCGCTGCGAACCCCGGCGAGGCGAATGCGTGGCTAGACTTGGGGCGCGTAGCCGATGGGCTGTGGAGGCCGCAGGAGTCTGAACGCGCCTACATGCGTGCGCTCGCGGCGAACCCCGCCCCGCACACAAAGATGATGACGCTATCGAACCTTGCCGCCATGAAGGTAACGCACGGCAAGTGGGCGGAGGCGGAAAAGTACGCAACCCGTGCGGCTAGACTTGGGGCGCGTAGCGGATGGGCTGTGGAGGCCGCAGGAGTCGGAACGCGCCTACATGCGTGCGCTCGCGGCGAACCCTGCGCCGCACACGAAGATGATGACGCTATCGAACCTTGCCGCCATGAAGGTAACGCACGGCAAGTGGGCGGAGGCGGAAAAGTACGCAACCCGTGCGCTGGAGATCGAGTCCGACAGCAAGGCAGCGCGGGGTAACCTGGGGTTTGCGCAACTCGCGCAGCGCAACTTCGCGGACGGCTGGAAGAACTACCACGCCACGCTCGGCACCGACTGGCGGCACGTCATCAAGTACCGGGACGAACCGGAGTGGGACGGCACTTCGGGCAAGGACGTGGTGTTCTACGGCGAGCAGGGTATTGGCGACGAGCTATCGTTCGCGTCCGTAGTTCCGGATGCGATCCGGGATTGCCGCAAAGTGATTCTTGATTGCGACCCGCGCTTGGCGCCGCTCTTTCAGCGATCGTTCCCGGCCGCCAAGGTCTACGGGACGCGCATGTCGAAGGGCGGTGCGCGATGGGCTGAGGATGATTGCGCCTTCGATGCGTCCTACGCCATCGGACAGTTGGGTGAGCTGTATCGCACCCGGATCGAAGACTTCCCCGGCACGCCCTACCTCGTGCCCGATCCCGACCGGGTGACGATGTGGAAGGCGCTTTTTTCTACCAAGCCCAAGCCCGTCATCGGCATCGCATGGCGCGGCGGCACGGAGAAGACCGGCGCACGCTTCCGGCAGTGGGACCTCGAACAACTGCACCCGCTGCTATCGAGCATCGACGCGCAGTGGGTGTCGCTGCAGTACAAGAGCGCCGCGAAGGAAATCGCCGCATATCGCGAACGGCACCCCGACATCGACATCAAGGAATACCCCTACGGGGTACTGACCGCTGACTACGACGACACGGCGGCGCTGGTGGCGTCCTGCGATCTCGTGATCTGCATGCAGACGGCGGTGGCGCACCTAGGCGGGGCGCTTGGCGTGCCGACCTTTGTCGCTGTCCCAACGATATCGCAGTGGCGGTACGGCACGACAGGCGACTCGATACCGTGGTACGGCTCGCTGAAGGTCTATCGCCAGCAGGACAACGACTGGAAGGGCGACATTGCCCGCATCACCGAGGACACGAATGCTCATTTCGGAAGGCTACAGGGCGCAGCAGCAGAAGCTGCATGAAGTCGGGAACTACGGCGTTGCATCGATTCAGTACGCGCCGATCGTCTCGCAGATGGTCAACAACCTCGAGATCACGCACCTGCTCGACTACGGCAGCGGGTCGCGGTGCAATCTCGGCAAGAGCCTGAAGGTCAAGCACAAGCTGACTTATCAGGCGTACGACCCCGGCGTGCCGAAGTTCGCTTCCCCGCCGTTCCCTGCGCAGATGGTCGCCTGTATCGACGTGCTGGAGCATGTCGAGGCGGATCACCTCGACGACGTGCTCGATCACCTGCAGAGCTTGGTCGAAGCGGTGGGCTTCTTCAGCGTACACACCGGGCCTGCGGTAAAGACGCTGGATGACGGGCGCAACGCGCACCTGATCCAGGCGCCGCCTGAGTGGTGGCTGCCGAAGTTCATGGAGCGATTCGACCTGCACAGCTTCCAGGTCACGGGCGAGCATGGGTTCTACGTCGTGGTGTACGCGAAGCCCGGAGTCATCGAGGATTCGAGCGGAGAGCGACTGTCTTGATTCGGGCATTCGTTGGGTACGATCCGCGCGAGGCGGCGGCATATCACGTCTTCTGCCAATCGGTCATCGAGCGCGCATCGGTCCCGGTGCAGTTTGTCCCGCTGCATCGCCCGATGCTTTCAGGGTTCGACGGCCAGCGTGACGGCACCAACGCATTCATATTCTCGCGCTTCCTCGTCCCGCAGTTGATGGGGTTCGATAACGAGTGGGCGGCGTTCTTCGACGGCGATATGGTGATGCGCACCGATATCGCGGAGCTGTGGAAGCTGCGCGACCCGACCAGGGCGCTGATGGTCGTCAAGCACGACTACAAGACAAAGCACCCGCGCAAGTACTTGGGCAGTCCGATCGAGAACGATAACGTCGATTACCCACGCAAGAACTGGTCGAGCGTGATGCTGTTCAACTGCGGGCACTACTCCAACCGCATCCTCACGCGCCAGTTCGTGAACGAAGCGCCGGGGCATTTCCTGCACCGCTTCGACTGGCTGCGGGATGCGCAGATCGGCGAGTTGCCGCAGTCGTGGAACGCGCTCGAGGGTGAGCAAGACACCACGGCTGCTGACCTTGTTCACTACACGCTCGGCGTGCCGGGCTTCAGTCACTACCGGGAGACCGGGGGCGACTGGAATTCAACCCTTATCAACGCATTGCATGTTGTCGGCGAGAAACCGACGCAGATGGTGGAACGCGCATGGCAGCGATAACCAGTTACGAGACGCTTCAGACGGCGGTCGCCGACTACTGCGCGCGATCCGACTTGACGACGTTTGTGCCGAACTTCGTGCAGAACTGGGAGGAAGCGTTCTTCCGCCAACCGCTGAACTGGGGTCCGTGGATGGAGTCGGCGCTCTCGGTGACGATGGCCGCTGGCATCGCAACGCTGCCGGCGGACTACCTCGGCTTGAAGTGGGCGGCGACAGTCGGCAGCCCGAACCGCCCGCTATTGCGCAAGAGTGCGCAGACCATTTACCAGCACTACCCGCGCAACGGCGCAACGGGCAGGCCTGTCTGGGTCGGTAAGGACCGTGGTGCTCTTGTGTTCGGGCCCATGCCCGACAGCGACTATCCGGTGTCTGGCACCTACTACGCGAAGCCCTCCTTGCTACGCAATGACAGCGATGGCACCAACTGGCTGATGACGAACGCGCCGGACCTGATCCTTTTCGGCTCTCTGCTGGAGGTGGAACCCTTCTTGAAGAACGACTCACGCATCTCGGTCTGGATGGACCGCTATACCGATTCGCTGGTGTCCTATCGCGACATGATCCGCGACGAGGAAAGCATGGGCTCGGCTCAAACGGCGGTGCTCGGGTGAGGGAAGCAGATAAGGTCGTGCCATTCGGGGAGTGGCTGCCGGACATGCCTTCCCTGAACAATCCCGGCCTCACGGAGGCAAAGAATGTCGTCCCTGCGGATGGGGTTTACAAG